TGGGACGTTCTGACCGGCGAGCGGGTTGCTCCGGTCAAGGAGATTGCCACCACTGACGCAGGTGGGTTGTTCTCAGTTGCTCTGTGGCCCAACGACCGAGGCGATCGGCTGACCTACTATCTGTGTGAGGTCAATGTCCCGTATGTAACACCCTTCACAGCACCACTTCCGTCAGGTGCGCTTACAGCTCTCCAGTGGATCGACTTCAAACTTGGCGGCAATCCGCTCAGTGCTGATGCATACTCCACCCCACTCCTGCTCACTGTAGGCAACACTTTGCCGGTATCAGGCACGCTTACCAATGAGGATGGGTCGGTGCTTAATATTACCGGATACACTCTCTCACTGGACGTTACCGGGTCGGATAGTGTCACTGTCAACTACCCGATTGTGATTACCGCTCCGCTGACCGGAGTTTACACTATCGACTTATCTGCCTTAATCGCAGGGCGATATGCGGCCAGGATGCGGATCAGCAACGCCTCGGCTCAGACTGTTACCGGCCAATCATTTATCATAGCGGTGGCGCCATGACCACTCCAGCCATAATCATCCAGCAAAGACAGCCGACTATCGAGATTACCCAGACTTCACCCCAAACGATCATCGCGCGGATACCAGTAGCGACTGGAGGTGGAGGTGGAGGTGGTGGAGTATGGGGCGGGATCGTCGGTACTCTTGCAGATCAGACTGATCTTAAGAACGCTTTGGATGCGAAAGCCCTAACGACACATAACCACACAGGAACTTACGAGCCGGCTAATACCAACATCCAGAGCCACATCACATCTACAACAAATCCCCACAGCGTTACAGCCACGCAAGTTGGGGCGGAGCCATTTGGGACAGTCACCACCCATGCCGCACTTACTAATGTTCACGGCCTGAGTAATAAAGCGGATCTAGTTGGGGGGTTTGTACCATCCAGCCAACTACCATCTCTCGTAGCTTTAGGCGAAACGTCCACCACTGCCTATCGCGGCGATAGAGGCAAAACTGCCTACGATCACTCTCAAGCAGCGCACGCACCGACAACAGCAGAGCAGAATGTGCAGGCTGACTGGAACCAAGCGGTAAACACTGAAGATGACTACATCAAGAACAAGCCTTCTATCCCCTCAGTAAGCGGATTACTCAATGAGGCTGCGCACGACGCCCTTGACCACACAGGGCTCCCAGGCATCCCTGCTACATACGCACATCCAACAGGCGACGGCAATTTGCACGTCCCAGCGACCTCCACAACCAATAGCGGCAAGGTGTTGATCGCCGGTGCGACTGCTGGCGCGCTTTCATGGGAAACACTTGCTGCGCCTGTGGGCACTGACTACACAACACAGAGACTGCGGAATATCAAACTGATGACCACTACACCTGTCGCCGGAGACTTTGACGGCAACGGTTCAATTATCGGCGTCTATACGCCGTAGAGGAGTCATAAAATGGCATGGAACGATAAAGTAACATTGACTGGATTGAATACTAGCCTTAGTGAAACAACCAATGTTGACGCTGATTACGTTGCCGCAAATCACTTCACACAGTGGGATACACTCAATCCCGGTGAATCGGCGCATCTCCAAATTGAGGCGGCGTTTGGGGCAACAGGCGGAGATATGTTTTTCCGCGTTATTTGCACGCTGGACGTATCGTCAGAGAATGCTGACTCTGTAACATTCATCGCAGGTTCAATCCCGTACATCCTTAACACAACACAGCGCAGATCAATTATATTAACCGGGCCATACAAATACCGAGTGGAGGTGCGTAAAGGGGCGACCACAGCAGGGGCGTATACACCTAATGTCCATGTGCGTAAAAACGGGATAAGTATCTAATGTCACTCATACCAATCCGCATACCGCGTACTACTAAACCCTCTCTCGGCACTCCGATTGATTGGACGAATCCACTGACACAAGGGATAGTGGCTGTAAACGGAGGCCACGTTTTTGAAACTCTGACAGGGAAAGTCGGTAGCATGTCGGCTCCTGACACTGTCGATCAGACAAATAACAATCTGAGTCTTACTGCGAGCAATTGGGCTTTTGATGCTACATCAAGAATCCCTAATCGTGAAACAATTTCCTTCCTTGGCGTTCTTAATGATACCAGCGCGGTAATCAGTACCGGTACATCTACCGCTAACGTAGGGTTTGCAACAAATCCCACAGATTATAACAAGGGCGCATTAGTTTTTAGACGAGATTACAGCACTGTGTATAAAGCTAAAATCAACAATGGTACTACCACAATAACAGGTAGCACGATCACCGGAAATAAATCTTTTGTCGCCTGTTTAACCGCCGCCCCTTCAGATATCAATTTTTATATTAATGGAAAACTAGAGGGTAACGCGACCGTAACTATAAATTTGTCCGTCATTGGATGCTATTTATCAACACCTTTTTGTCATCAATTAGGTGTTTGGTATAATCGAACTCTCTCCCCCGCTGAAATAGCTTCACTCTCCGCTAACCCCTGGCAGATATACGAGCCATGGATTACGTGGGGGGAGGCTGCATCTACAGCTATACCTGCGACGGGCCACAATCTTTACACTCTGGTTGGTGGTGAATTGAAGCAGTTTACCGCATTTAAAGCCCTGATAGACGGCACAGTAAAAGACCTTACGTTATACACTTTGGTCGGTGGAATAGTTAAACCACTAACAACAGCAGAAGCAATCAACGCATTTCTTCGTGAGGATGCGGAATATATCTTAAGAGAAGACGGTACGCGCTTTGCGCGGGAGGCATAAAAAATGGCAGATACCAAGATTAGCGCAGATATGACAGTAACTCCAACAGGGGCGGACTTTATACCTATTTTGCAAGCAGGCGCGAATAAGAAGGCCACAATTTCTTCAATTAATGCGCTTGGAGCTGTAGTTATACAAGCCCTCGGTGTCAAGTCGGTTGATTTCACTGTTGATGTGGCAAACTGTGCCTATGCAACCGTGACTACAGGCGCTGCTGCTGTTGCTATGACACTTACCAGCCCTGCATCATCAACAAATAGCTATCGTCAGGTAGTGGCCATCCTGCAAGGCACTACCGCCAGGGTCGTAACCCTCAAAGGCATTGATGCCAATGTGATCAGTTCGGGCGGTATTATGTCGTCCGGTGATGCTCTGCCTAACAGCGGTGCGAATCTTCTGGATGTATTTACTTTTGAGTGGAACGGCGCTAAGTGGGAAACCATTGATGCTCGTTATGACGTGAAAGCATGATAGGGCATCCGAATTTAAAAGGATTGTGGCCGCTCAGTGATGGCAATGATTTATCAGGATGCACCCAACATCTAATCCAAACAAATGCTTCTAATATCAGTGCTGTCATCGGTCAAGGCGTTTTAGGCAATGCTGGGGGCACAACCAAAAATGTCTTCACTGGCGCGCCTGCTTTATTGTATTCCGACAATTTTACCATTGCTTTTTGGTTCCGACCCACAAGCATCTCTAGTACAGCAACATATCAATGTATTTTTACAATATCGTCTGTCATTGATATTTTTTGGTCTCATGCAGAAACGTACAGGGAGGCGGTAACATTATATAACGGGTCTACATGGACAGGATATAAGTGGAACACCGCAATACCTTTAAATACATGGACACATTTTGCAATCACGTATGATCATTCAAGACTAAAAATATATATCAATGGTGTGCTGATGCATGATTATGCTTGCGCCCTAACGCTGGCAAATACTTTTTCTAGCATCGCATGGTGTGGGAATTCTACGGGGTCGCAGGGACCAAGAAGTCATGCTGTAAACATGGGATGTATTTTTAAATCAGCATTCAGTGCCGCTGAAATTCAGCGGCTGTACTCAATAAACAAAGCACCACTATTTAGGAGTTAATTATGTGGTACATGGGATTAGACAAAAACAACAAACCAAACGGATGGAGCGAAGAACCATCCATTGATTATATGCAGGTATCCCAAGAAATCCGGGATCTACATGAGGCTAATCCTGACTGGCTTTGGGATGGTATCACTTTGGTTGCGCCGCCTGCGCCTGAACCACATATCCCGACCGAGCAGGAAATCATCTCTATGCTGCAATCCGCCGTCCAGAACCATTTGGATGATGGCGCGAGGCTTAGAATGTACGACGGTATCCTTTCAGCTTGTTCCTACGTCAATTCAACCGATCCCGTGTTCAGCGCCGAAGGTTTAGCCTACTGTGAGTGGCGAGATGGTTGCTGGCGTAAGTGCTATGAAGTGTTGAATGCTTGCCAGAATGCTTTGCGGGTTATACCAACCAGTGAGGAACTTATTAATGAACTTCCTATCCTCATACTTTCGTAACATAGTCAAAGGCATAAAGCACACCCTGCTTGGCCTAGACTGCCTGTTGAACGCCATCTGCCTTGGAGACGGCGACGAATATATTTCATCAAGAGTAGGCAAGCGCCGGGATGATTTAGAACAGCTCTTCGCGACAATTATCGATAAGTTTTTCTTCTGGGATCAGGGACACACGAAAGAGTCAATACAGCCCGATGAGGGCGATGATGCCACACTAAAGTAAAACGGAGGTCACGCATGCCAGGGCCGATCAACATTGACCTCACAGAGCTACAAGACATAATGGACGAACTGACTGACGCACCAGAAGGTGGTGAGAAACGGCGTAATGCACTAACGCGTGACGATATACTAATTATCGCTAAGGTCGTGCAAGCGGTAAGTCACAAGTCATGCGCGATGGGGTTTGAGCCGGCTGAGATCGCCCTGTTGAAGCGAACTATCAGAACCATCAACGGCGGAATACTGGCAGTTGGATACGCGTTTCTGGCGGCGATTGGTGCAGGTTTGGTGACTGTTATCGCGTGGGCCATCAAGCACGGCATTATCGAGGCAGCACAGTCTGCCGGAAAGGCGGGTAAATGAGAGCCATCGACACATTGGAGTCGGATTTCAAAGTTAAAATCATCCAACTACAAGCACAACTACTAATCATGGGTATACGCACCATAGTTACATCTGGGAGGCGAACTATTGCGGAACAAGACAAGCTCTACGCTCAGGGCCGAACAGCTCCAGGTAATATCGTCACTAAAGCCAAAGGCGGCCAATCACCTCACAACTTTGGTCTTGCTGCTGACCTATGCCCGAAAAAAGAGGACGGAGCCCTATGGTGGAAAGCCCCCGACGACGTTTGGAATGCCATGCACCGGATAGGTGAGCAACTGGGATTGCGCTGCGGGTACGACTTTAAAAGTATCCCGGACTCACCTCACTACGAAGATCCGAACTGGAAGGTGCAGCAAGCACTCTGGCTGGATGGGAAAATTGAAGTCGCTTGAATATCTGGCATCTCTGATCGACCATCAGAACTGGATGCTATACCTTTATTTTAAGGAGCTGGATATGGCGAAATATTGCAAGCAGATAGGTGGTTTTGTGGCTAACGACTATGATTGTGAGAAGTGCAACCAGTGTGCAGAGAGATCCAAATAAGTATAGGGGATGCTAAGATGCTCAAAAGATTAAAAAGATTGGCAGAAACCTTCATAGCAAAAAAATACGTGGCTTGGGTCGTTGCTACTTATTTACTGGTCAGCGGTTTTATCGCAGGCGCAGAGTGGGTTATGCTGACCACAGGCATCTTTGTAATCGACGCCTACTCCAAAACCAAGCTAGCACCTGAAGGAGCGCAGTAATGGAACTCGCCTACCTAGCCATCAAGTTCGTCACCGATAACCCGTGGAGGGCGTTCTGTATTCTACTGCTCGCCGTGCTCGCAGGAGTAAGCCTATTCTTGCGTTTCCAGATGTTTCGGCTTGAGGCTGCTCAGCTTGAAGGGCAAGGTCTGAAGAATCAGCTCGCATCAATCACAGCGGTGTCCAAGGCGCAAGATGCGAGGTTGGCCGCCACAACCGTGGAGCTATCGAAGACTAAAAAGAGACAGGCCGACACCGCCCGGAAGCTCAAGGAAATGTTTGATAACTGGCCTGAGGATTGCAGCGACGCGACCACACAGGCGCTCAAAATACTGAAAGGAAGGAATCAATGAGATGGCTCCTATTGTGTTTACTGATAACCGGCTGTACGGATACGATCTACATAACCCGTTGCCCGGCGCCACCACCACTCAGCTTGACTATCTACCGGACGGCTGCTCTGCCCGAGACTACCTCGTCGGCGACCATAATCAAGACGATGACGCAGGATCTCTTACTGTGTCAGGACGCTGAGGAGCAGTTGCGGTTAATTCTGAAAGGGTATGAAGGGATGGGTAAATGAAATCCTGCAAGGGCTGTAAGTTCCACCAAAACAAGATCAGGAAGTGCTCTTTGACAGCTAGTAGTCGCCAGCCTTGGGATTATTGTATCAGCTATGAGGGGAAGAAGTAATGGCTATAGGTGGGCTAAACTATACGCCATCCAAGACGGTGCGGAAGTTTATGCTCTCAGATCACTCTATGCGTGCTCTAATGGGGCCAGTCGGCGGGGGCAAAACCTCCGGAGCGATTGTCGAGCTGCTACGCCAGAGCATACTGATGCCCCAAGGCGCAAATGGACTGCGCGAAAGCGTAATGCTTGTAGTACGAAATACCAAGCAGCAGCTAAAGGATACAACTCTGGCGTCTGTACGCGAATTGCTGCCAGTTGAGATATATAAGTGGAAAGAGAGCGACATGGCGATGGAGTTCAGCTTCAACGACGTGCGCTCCAAATGGCTTTTTCGTTCACTGGATACGCCCGAGGACGTGCAACGCGTTCTTTCCCTCCAGGTAACATGGGTCTGGGTCGAGGAAGCACGCGAGATCCCAGTGCCGTTGCTCTCTGACCTTGAGGGGAGACGTGGACGATTTCCGTCGCAGAGCAAGTCCGACGCTTTTCCGGAAGGATTCAGGTATCGCTCAGGGATCATCTACACCACCAACCCTCCAGAGATCGACTCTGATCACTACAAACTTATGGAGGGGTTGCCACAGGTGGAGGACGAAGAAAACTCCATTATTCAGGTTGATGCGTTCAAGCAGCCATCCGGATTATCACCAGAAGCGGAGAACATTGAGAATCTGCGACCAGGCTATTATGAGGAACTTTCCAAGGGCAAGTCGCAGGCATGGATTGATGTCTATGTTCACGGCCTATATGCCAAAAGCCAGTCTGGCAAGCCGGTCTATGAGAAGTCGTTTCAGTATGACCGGAGGAAGAAACGCGGCTTGCAGATCGACCCCTTTTTACCTGTGATTGTCGGTATTGATTCAGCTCGTAACCCGGCGGCGGTATTCATGCAGCTGGGGCGAGACGGGCGGCTCAGAAAGCTGCGCGAGGCGGTAGGCTTCGACATGGGTTTCAAAACATTCAATTCCACAAAACTCTGGCCTACGATCAAAAACTACTTCCCGAATAACCCGCTGGTCTTTATCGGCGACCCTGCATGGAAGAGGCAAAATGAGACTGATGACGATTCAATCAGGAAGCTGCTGAAGAAGATATATGTCACCGATATGCCTGACTCCGGCAACGCGGTCAAGTGCGCCGCCACCAACGATCCTACGGCACGGATCAACGCACTGGACGAACCATTCCGCAACTGGTGGCCGGACGGCGAACCAGGCATTGAGTATGACGACGAGTGTAAAATGCTGATCGAGGGGCTGCGCAGTAAGTACAGATATACACGGCAGAAGACTGCCGATGGCAAGTTCAAGGATGCGCCGGACAAGAATAAATGGAGTCATGTCTGTGAGGCAGATCAGTACGGCACGCTGTTCATTCTCGGCAAGAACTACGACCCCACACATTTTGTACGCACCAGAAGCACCAATACGACCCAGCACACACACCAACCCGCAGACAGATACGCAGGCTACTAGCCGGGAGGCACTATGATAGTTACCGACAAGGAAAAACTGGAGGCCCTCGGCAAGCGCATGTGGGGTAAGTTCGAGACCTTTGCCCGAGAGCGCAATACGCTTGAACTGCAATGGCTGCGCAACCTGCGCCAATACAAAGCTATCTACGATCCCGAGATCAAGATCCCCGAGGGCATGTCGAGGGTCTACCCCAAGGATACCCACACCAAGATCGTGGGGTGGGTGGCCAAGATCATGGAGATGATGTTCCCGGCCCAAGAGAAGAACTGGAGCCTGGAGCCGTCACCATTCCCCAATATCTCCAAGGCGGATCTGGCCAACATAATTACGACCCTCGAACAGCAGCAACTACTGATTGCCGAGCAGTCGCAGCAGGAGCCGCAACCAGTCACGAGTGAGATGATCGAGCAGGCAGTCAAGGAGTTGGCCAAGCAACGCTCAGACCGCATGACTATGGAGTGTGAGGATCAGCTCTCTGATGAAGGCATCGACTATCCCGAGCTATGCAAAAAAGTCATCCGGCGCGGCGGCATCTATGGTTTTGGCGTCGTCGAGGGTCCGCAGGTCAAGACTCAGACCGAGCGCGTGTGGGAGCCGGACGAACAAGGGAACTTCGCGGCGGTGTCCAAGGAACTCAAGCGACCCTATTACAGCACCCTCAAGGCGTGGGATGTCTACCCTGACCTATCCGCACAAACGTGGGATACCCAGGAAGGTTTGTTTGTACGCAAGGCATACTCACGCCAAGGGCTGCGAGCACTCGCCAAACGCAGCGACTTCCTCAGCGATGAAATCAATGAGTACCTGCGAGAGCACACCAGTGGCAACTACAAGGCACGCGGCTTCGAGGCGGAGCTGAACAGCATCAAGCAGACTGACCAGACCACCGCCAGCACTGAAGTGCGCCAGTTCGAGGTCATTCGCTGGTACGGCTATATCTCGGCACAGGAGTTGGCTGATATCGGGGTGACTGTACCAGGTACGGCGCTCGGGAAGGATATTCTAGCCGACATCTGGCTATTGGGTGAGGTCGTCATCAAGGCTGACACCGCACCTTTTGGAGATAAAGTTTCCGACATGTTCCACGCCTTCATTCCTGAAGAGGATGAGGATGGCCCATTGACCGGTTCAGCCAAGGTGGAGACGTTACGTGACTCACAGATGAAAATCTGCGCTATCGACCGCGCTATCATGGACAACATGGCCGATAGCGCCAGCTCCATCAAGGAGGTCAACGACGACCTGCTGGATACCTCCCGCAACGTCGGCAAGATATCTGGCGGCATGACCATCCACCGTCACGGCGACGGCAACGAAGCCAACTATCCCGCCATCCGGATTTACGACATACCCAACCACACATCTGAGCTGTTAGCACTGCGCGATAACTTCGTGCGTGTGTTCGACACCGAGAGCCACCTCCAGTCGTGGACGATGGGTGACGCACAGCCTTTAGGCGAGGCGTTCCGTACCAGTAATAATATGTCCATGATGCGCGCTGGCGGGGATATGGTGACGAAAGATGACGTGCGCTCCTTTGACCGCTTTGTAAAGTCCTTCATAGGCAGTCTGGTTAAATGGAACATGGAGTTTAACGAGAAGGCGGACATCAAGGGTGATTTTCAAGTGATGCCTAAAGGCAACCTGTCTCTGGTGGCTAAAGAGGTACGTGGCGCCGCCCTCGACCAACTGAACGGCACACTCACCGACCGGGAACGCACCCAATTAGATGAGCGCGAGATGTTGCAGGATCGGCTGCTGTCCCGCGACCTGCCCTCTAAATACCTGTTGCCGAAGAAAGAGGCCGAAGCCAAGCTGGCGCAGTACGACCAGAACCAGGCACATGCAGCCCAGGTACAGCAAGGTTTGGATGAGAGCAAGACCCAGCTCCAGCTGGCCGCAGCACAGGAGAAAGCCGCCAAGGCGGAAGAGATCGCTCAGACCATCACTACTAAAGTACAGGACGGGCTTTCTAAGATCGCCCTGAATCTTGCCAACGCGAAAGGAGCCAAAGATGCCACCGCTCTACAGTCGATCCAGCTACTTCTCGACCAGATCACACCTAAAGGAAAGGGAGAAGGAGCTGCTGCAAAACCTGAAAGAAAAGCTGCCGCCAAGTAGTGTCGGCGAAGACCTGTTCGAGTACCTGGTAGTACGCATCGAACTGGAGCGCACCAGACTCAGTAAAGAACTTGACGCGGGGACGCAGGGACGCATCAAGGAGCTCAGTGAATTACTTGACATCTTTGCAGTACAAAAAAATTAAAAGTGAGTAGATATTTGACTTGACAATGTGTTAAAAATGTAGTTACTTGAAAACCAATATTGAAAGGAGCTTTTAACGTGAGCCTAAAAGCCGTAGGAACCGACACTGAGGCGTTGGCGGATGATCTCTTTAGCGCAGGGTTTGACGAGGGACTGAGTAACGAAACTACTCAGCCGGAGGGTGACGCCAAGACTGACCCCGAACCTGAACAAAAAACTGACCTCGAACCTGAACAAAAGACTGACCCCGAACCTGAACAAAAGACTGACCCCGAACCTGAACAAAATGCTGACCCCCCAATAGATATAAAGGCGCTAGTCGCCGAGGCGATAGCCGCTACGAAGGTAGAGCCCGCCAAGGTAGAGCCCGTCAAGGAAGAACCCGTTGCCGCTATAGTGCGGACACCGGAAGAGATCGCTGCCGAAGAACAGTATCGCAAGGACTGGCCGGAGCACGCAGCGAGAGAAGATCGATTGAAGAAAGAGCTGGAGGATGTCAAGACCCTGCTGACCACGACTGTAGAGGCACTCAAGGGCCAGATCGCACCAGTTATCGAGTCCACCAACCTCTCAGCGGAGGAGAAGCACTATAACACGATCTATACCGCACACGCCGACGCTGAAAAGATTTATCCGGATGTGGTCAAGTGGATCGAGACACAACCGAAGTTCTTGCAACCGCAATACACGAAGGTTCTGGCTGATGGCAGTGCCATTGAGATCGTAGAACTGTTCAGCACGTTTAAGACCGCGACCGGAGCGAGTATCCAGACATCGGACCCGACAAAGGCTGCGGAGGACGTAAAGAAGCAGGAGACTGCGGCACGATTGAAGCGTATGGAGGTTACAGACACGGTGCGCACGTCGGTAACGTCTGAAGATGACCCCGATGATTTTGACGCCGCCTTTGAAGCAGAAGCTAAAAAATTAAAGATTGCAGCATAAAATAGGGTTTAACCCCCGGTATCCTTAGGAGCCGAAACTTTGCCGGATAACTACCGGCCAGGAGGTACACCATGAACGTGTACGGAGACATCACCCCGCGTACAGCGGGAAAGGCAATGCCGGGATTTTTGATGCGAG